AAAGGATTTGTTGATGGGTTGGAAGGATTTACTGATGGTATTGAGGGAGCATTGGCAACGCTCAATGCAAAAGATTTTGCGACTGAAACCACTTTATTGGCGACAAAAACAGAATTGATTGCGATTAAGGGATTTGTTGATGATATTGAAACCAAACTACAAACACTCATACAGGATAATATAGATACAATTAGTAATGCGGGAACAGCGTCAAGCAAAGTTGTAAATGTTCAAGGTCAAACAGGTGGAATACCTATACCAATTTCGGGAACGATATCTCAAGCCGCAATTTCTCCTGCCCACAGTTTATATCGCCAAGCACTTTTTGCTCCTCTTGTCGTAAGCACTTGGCGTAATTTTATTAGATTTATTGTGCCGACTGGAAAGAAAATGTTGATACACAATTTCAGTTCTTTGTCGTCTGCGGCTGGGACAAGGTCAAGATTGGCAGTCCGAGAAGATTTGGCGACATATAATTTCGGCACGAACACTTTTGTAAAACTTTTCAATGCGGAAACGGACAGATTTTTCAGCAACATTGATGTTATAGTTACTACCGCTTTGGTAAATACGGCAACTTTTAATATCAATATAACTTATACCAATCAAAACGGAATTACGGGGAGGGTCGGCACAATTTCAATCGCTTCACCGCTTGGAGTTGATAAGCGGAGAGCAGTAATGATTTTTCAAGGAGATGATTATGGTGTTTTGGAAATTACTAATATAACCGAAACAAATGCCACCGTTACAGGACAAGTTACGATACAAGGATTTGAAGTTTTAATGGAAGAAGTTGAACAGATAGCAAACAAAAAACACATTAGATTTTTCGCTTCAAACCAATCACAAGGTATAGTTATTGATAGTGGAAAGAAAGTTGATATTGATATTTTTTCCACTTCTCTAACGAACTATACCCGAAATGTTGATATAACTTATAGTTTGATATAATAAAAATATGGCACTACCACTTACAACCAATTCACAAATATCAACTTCAAACACAAGGATAAGAATTGTTGATGTTGATATTGGCGGAGTGCCGATTACGGGATTTACTATTTCGTCAAAAACAGGAGACGGCATCTGGGAGATTTATATTGACAAAGATATTTCTACGCTTGACGACCCCTCTCAACCGAGTTTGGCGGCGGCAACGACAGGCGGAAACATACCACGAAGTCAAAAGATTTATGTTCGCTTAACTGCGATTGACGCAAACGGATTGGAAAGTCCGCCAAGTTTGGGTAATAAGTTTGTAACAACTGGGGCAACTACCGACACAAACAAGGTTACAGTTTCGTGGTCGGCAATTACGGGGGCAGTAAGTTACAATGTCTATGCTGGCACGAAACCAAACAGCGAAACTTTGGTGGCGAATGTTGTCGGAACATCTTTGATATTGACCGACTTGCCTGCTGACGCTCCCGCTTCAATCCCGTCTGCCCCCGATATTATTATGTATGGCAAGAAAGGCGGGACAGAGCCGATGTTTTTGGAAAACATTTACATCAATTATAGATTGATTGTTTATTGTCAGGTAACTTCGGCAAGCGAGGTGGGTTTCTCACTCCTTGTCGGATAATTTTATGCCATATTTATACAAAACCAATTTAGAAAAAAACCCGAATGGATTGCAAGCAGACATTGATGCAAAGAATACTGATAAGACAGATTTTGAAACTAACGGAAAACCAACCGCAACAAAAATTGATGAAATTGTTATTGCTCAAACTACTTTCGTTACTGAACTATCCTATACCAATTTCAAGGCAAAGATTGTCGCATCTATCGGCTGGGTTGATGTTAAATATACAGATGACAGAATAAAATATGTGCTTAATCTTTTAACTGATAATCCTTTATGAAATGGCAATATAAAATTGTAAAAGTTGCTGTTGGCACAACTCTGGCACAGATTGAAAATGCTTTGAATAATCAGGGGGCTTTGGGTTGGGAATTGATTGGGGTTGTTTTGCAGGGAACGGATTATGTTGTGTATTTGAAACGGCTCATTGCGTCTTGATTTATGCTATACTAAAAATAGGGGGAATATTGTATAATAAAAATATGAAACAATACCTAAAAGGCATAGTAAAAATTAAGGAAGATAACAAATTTGATGTTATCGCTTCTACTGCCGATGTAGATAGGGACGGGGAGATTATTGACCCGAAAGGTTGGGATTTAGAGAATTTTTTGAAAAACCCTGTTATTTTATGGGCTCACCAATATCACGAGTTGCCTATTGGCATTGCTGAAAATACCAAAATAGGTAAATTGCCTAATAGCGAAATGGAGGGATTGCTTATTTCTGGGCGTTTCGCAGATGAAAAAGCAAATCCTAAAGCGGAACAAGTCCGCAGATTATATGCCGATGGTATTTTGAAAACCGTATCAGTTGGCTTTATTCCGAAAGAAAGAAATGGAATGACCATTACTAAAGCCGAACTTTTAGAATTATCTTTTGTGCCTGTTCCCGCTAATCCGCAGGCACTAGCCCTTGCTATGGCGAAAGGATTAGATGTATCGGTGATACCGAAAAACATTTGCGACCCAGATAGTCCTGATTATGACCCCGACAAATGCAAAGAAACCAAACCCGCTATATGTGAGCCAGATAATCCTGAATATAATCCGCAGGCGTGTGGTGCTATATTCTGCGACCCCGACAAGCCGACTTATAATCAGGAATTTTGTGATTTGATGAAAGACGGAAAAATAAAATACTTTCAAAAACAAGAAGGCACTTTTATCCAAACTATAATTCTTTCTAAAAAGATATTTCCAACCCTTACTGACGCAAAGAAATGGGCGGAAGACCACGATTTTAGGACAGACAAAGTTGATGAAACGGAAGCTAATTGGCGTTTTCGGCAAGAGGATGTTTCCAAATGTGAGGAGGGTTCTTTACGCACCATAGAATTAACCGATGGCGTATCTGCGGTGATATGCCGACCAGAAAAATGCGTGAAATGCGTAGAAACGAAAGCAGGACGGATTTTATCCGCAAAGAACCGAGATTTAATCTCTGGTTCTATCTCAACTATGAAACAAAGTATTGCCGTATTGGATGAGTTGCTTAATGCAACTGAACCACCTGAAAAGGGCGGTAATACCCCTGCTGGGGGTCAGCAGAAAAAAAGGTCGGAGGGTAATGGTGGTAAATTAGAAATTTCTTTGGAAACTCTAAAGGAATTAAGGAGCCATCAAAGGGAAGCCGATAGACAAAATGAGCTTTCTAATGCGGTTCTAAATCGCATTCTCAAAAGGCAATAAATAGATTTTTCTTATTATGGACAACTTAAAGTTGACCAAAGAAGAACTATCAAACCTCCTTACCAATATTGCAGGCACAGCGATTGACGCAAAGGTTAAGGAACTTGGCTTGGATAAAATTGACCGAAGGTTCGGCAATTTTCCTGCCCATTTAATCGGGAAATCGCAAGAAGACCTTGAGAAAATGGACAAAAAAGCCAAAGTCGTTGAGTTCGTAAAAGCACTTTTCCGCAAGGATAATGCTACTCTTGCGAGCTTCAAAGCGATGAATGAAGGCACAGCTTCGGCTGGTGGCTTCATTGTTCCTGAAGAATGGGCTGCCGAGGTAAATCGTATCGTAGAGGATTTTGGTCTCGTGCCAAAACTCTCTCGTAGATATCCTATGAGATACGACACCTTGCGTGTCCCTCGCCTTGCTTCAGCGGTGACCGTATCGTATCCAGGTGAAGGTGCGGCTGGAACTCCCTCTCAACCTGTATTTGAAGAAGTTGCGTTGCTTAGTAAAACCCTCGTGGGTCTTACTGCTATGACCAATGAACTTTTGGCAGATGCGAATGTTGATGTGGTTGACCTCCTAACCGAACTTTTTGCGGAAGCGATAGCGGGCGAAGCGGATAAGCAAGGTCTTACTGGTTCTGGCTCTCCATTTACTGGCATTCTCAATGCCTCTGGCACGAATGTCGTAATTGCGCCGACTGGTGATGACACCTTTGCCGAAGCCGCCTCTCCAGATAACCTCCGTGACTTAATCTCACAGGTTAAGCCGTGGGCGTTACAAGGGTCTGCTTTCATAATGCACCGAACTGTATGGGCTATTGTTCAGAAGAAAAAGGCATCTACGGGTGGGGATTACTTTATTTCTGCGGCTAACCCTATTCTTACAGGTATCGCAGGACAAGGTTTTCCGTCTGCTGTTGCAGGCACCCTCTGGGGATATCCTGTGTATCTTTCAGATAAAATGCCTTCCGCTACTGCTGTTTCAACCAAGTTCATTATTTTCGGTAATTTGAAGCACCTTTACTGGGGTGTCCGTGACGATATGGCGATAAATATCTCGGAACACGCGACTGTCGGTTCAGACAATTTGTTTGAAAAGAATATGTCAGCGGTTCGGGTTACTACTCGCCACGCAATCGCGGTTGGCTTGCCAGGAGCATTTGCGGTTCTTCAGACCTCCGCTACTTAGTAGTTTGTAAGGTCGTTATCTGCGGTGGAGGGGGTGGTAACCCCCATAAACCCCTCCACCTAACAGATAAAATATCATTATTAAAAGATTAAATTATTTCTATGTCTTATAAAGTAAAAAACAATGTTTTCTTAGATGGTCGGCAATATACAGCAGGTGAAGAAATTTCTGAAAAGGAAGCAGAAGCTATGGGTATGGATAATTGCGAGGAATTTGAGGGTAAAAAAAAAGACGAACAGGAGGAAAACGAGGACGACCAAGAGGACGACCAAGAATAAAGAGAAAAAATAAATAATTTTTATGGCGACTATTGCTTACGCTTTAACAACCAAAGAAAAAGTTAAGGAATTTTTGGGTATTACTGGCACGACCAATGATGCCCTTATTGATAGTTTAATAAATTACATTACCGATTTTATTGAAAGTTATGTGGGAGGTCGTCGTTTCAAAGAAACTCAATATACAGATGAAGAATATGATTTGCCGAATGGCAAAATAGTTTTTATAAGACAATTTCCTCTGACGGAATTAACCTCTGCCCAATATCTAACTGGTTCTATTGCCTCGCCAGTATGGGTTTCTTTTACCGCCAACGATTTTCAAACATATCTTAAAGAGGGATATGTCAAGTTTTTTTCATCTTTTGCTTCAATTCTCGCTGAAAGTGAAAGGGCATTACGATTTACATACAAGGCGGGATATAAAATTGATTTCGCAAACGAATTATCCGCTACTCACACCTTACCTTTTGATATTGCTATGGTTGCTACACAGTTGGTATCAAGAATGTTTAATTTAAGGACGGCAGAGGGAATAAAATCAGAAAGCACCGAGGGACAATCCATTACCTATGACCGAGATACTGATGTTTCACAACAACTTACTATTGAGCAAAAAGCGACTTTAGAAAAATATAAAAAACATAAATTGACGATATGAGGACTTTTACGAGCCAAAAAGTAATTTCCGCAATTAAGAGGCAGACCTATGTAGGAAATAAAAGCACCTTTGCCTCCGTAGGTTCAAGCACAGGATATTTAAGACCTCTTTCAGAAGAACAAGCATCTCTAAATGCGGTTCAATTCGGAAGAGGTTTTTTACTTATTGTAGAAACTGATGTAGATATACGAGAGGGTGATAAAGTTACTATTGGCGGTATAGAATATACCGTGCAGGGAGTTGCTAATCACGAT